TACATGTTAAACAAAGCAGGAGTTGAAATTGGCTAAAACAGCTACCAAAACTCGCGTTACCAAAAAGCAGGTAATTGCGCATCGTACACGAGCAGTAAAAGATCACAGCCCAGTTTGGGACAATGCTGAGTCTATGACTGCTGAACAATTTCTGCGACACTGGCATACTGCCATGCAATACTACCGTTTGGAATTTAGCGGTAAGGATTTGAAGCCCGCAGTTCTAAAATGGATGGCAGAAGTTGGTTGCACCAAAGCTGACATTGCCGCTTACAAGCGTACCAAAGATGGACGTACCAATGTTACTATGGGCGCCATTGCAAGTTGTTTACTTCGCGGTATGCCCGCAGTTCGAGCAGACTTTAATCAAGGTCGTGATACAACTGTTTGGTTGCGTGAGCAGATTGTAGAAGTTATTGAAGCAGGTAAAAACGATATTGAAGAAACAGAAGCTAAGGAAACTAAACCCTTAGTAGTACAGCCTACAATTCAAGAGCGTGTTAAAGAATCTGCTTACAAAATGACTGAGGAATTGGAAGATGCTATTGAAGGCTTCCAAACGGACCCAGAAAATTTTGATCCAAAAGCGTTCAAAATTTTGAACTTGCTCAAGGGCAAAGAAGTCAAAGCCGCCCATGCTAGACTTATTAAAACCCTCTACAGCAGGGATTTAGCTGAACTTGAAGAGTTGGCTAGCGGCAAGGCAGATGAACAGCTTAAAGAGGGCTATAGCCACCGTACAAAGAAGCAAATTCGTAATTTGATTGCGTTTTACCAAGAGATTATGAGTGCGTGTGATATGTTGGCACAGGAAGCCAAAGTTAACCGTAAGCCACGTAAAACTAAAGTTGTACCTAAAGACAAATTGGTTGCCAAGCTCAAGTACATGAAATCGAACGAGCCTCTTAAGTTAGTGTCCATTAACCCTGCGGACATTATTGGTTCAAAGGAACTTTGGGTGTTTAACACTAAGACACGTAAATTGGGCAAATACATTGCCGCAGAGTTTAACGACTTGGGTGTTAAGGGAACTACAATTACAGGATTTGACGAATTCAAAAGCGTTCAAAAGACTGTACGTAAGCCCGAAGACAAGCTCAAAGAGTTTAAGTCAGCAGGCAAAGTCCAACTACGCAAGTTCTTGGAAGACATTAATGCTACAGACACTAAGATGAATGGACGCATTAACGAAGATACAGTACTGTTGAAAGTGCAGTAATGTAGAGCAAATCGTGGATAAATACTCCAAAGAGAGTGTTTATCCATGACCCAACTATCAATTCAAGACGGCATTGTACAGTTAATTAATACTGAATTAGCCAATACTACAGGCTCATTTACGCACAATGGCGACTATACTATTAACGGTTCAATTACAGCCGATACTATTAATGTAAGAAATATACTTACAGAAAACGGTTCTAATCTAAACAATTGGCAAGCCGCTAGTGAAGAAGAATTAAACGGACAAGGTTTTAGCTGGAGTTGGCCTAATGGTGCAACACAATTACAGTATAGAACAGGCGGACGTTTATGGGCAAGTAGTGGTTTTGATACAGGCCCAGATCAAACTTACAAGATAGACAATGTTCCAGTAATTACTAGCAGTGGTTTGGGCGACACTATTGTTAACAGCAAACTACGTGCATTGGGTACACTGGTTAATCTTAATGTAAGCGGCGATACTAGACTAGGTAATTTTGCTTTCTTTAGCAGTACATTTAATCGATTAGGCATTGGCACAGACGAGCCTAGTGCCGCAGTTAATATTTTAGAAAACAATATAAGCATTGTATTAGGCAGTCCTAATATTACAGGTGCTTACGTTGGAACTGATAGCAGTCACGATTTTAGTATCATTACAGATGGCTTATCACGTGTTACAATCAAACAAAGCGGCGAAGTTAATGTTGGCGATCAGTATAGAGGCGGCGGTGTTCTTAACGTCTATGGTACGTTAACTGCTACTAATATTGTAACTGACAATAGAATTGACCGTACACATCCGCTACAATTTACAGCAACAGCTGACACAAGTATCTACGGATTGGGTATACAATGGACTGGCACAGGTGCTACACGTCAATTGGTTATGTCTAGCGGTCCTGATCGTTTGTACTCTAGTGAAAGTTTTGACATTGGTTTAGGCAAAGGCTACTATGCCAATGGGCAGTTTGTTTTAAATGAATCTATTTTAGGTCCAACTGTAGTACAATCTAGTCTAACCAGTGTGGGCGCACTACATAGTTTATCAGTTACAGGTGATACTACTTTACTGGGTAAACTACAAGTAAATGGTCTAGTTACAGCTACAGACATCGTATTCAACGATGGTGTTAACAGTTTACAAATAACAAATGCAGGATTGAATTTTAATAATACTGTATCTTTAACACAAGCTACTGCAAAAGTTATTTACGGTGACCATAATCAAATCAGCATTGGAGATAATACACTACAGTCTAAGCCAGTAAAAGTATTTGGCAAACTAAGTGTTGGTATTAACAACCCAGATCCTAGTTTGAACTTTAGCGTAAATGGAGATGTTAGTATTGGTGGCAAACGCTTTACCACACACATTGCCGCTCCTACTACCGGAAGTTACGTAGTTGGGGACATCTGCTGGAACGCTGAACCAAAAGCCGACGACTATGTCGGATGGGTATGTGTAGCAACAGGCACACCTGGACAATGGTCGGGCTTTGGACAAATTGCCGCTCAGTAAAGTTGACTTCTATAAATAAGTCTGTATAATTATACTATGCGGACTTAGGCATTCATCCCGCAATATAAACTCTGCATGTCATTGCTACTTTTAGGAGAAGACAATGGCAAAATTTTATTCAACAAAAACATACGGTAACGACCGCGGACTTTCATGCTGTTTTAGACAATGGCGTGCCACACATAGCCACTGCTCGTTACTACACGGATACTCGATTGGTATCAAACTAATCTTTGAATGCGATACACTAGACGAAAAGAACTGGGGTATGGACTTTGGCGGACTTAAAGAATTCAAAGCCTGGGCAGACTATATGTTTGATCATACTACAGTAATTGCCGAAGACGATCCATTGTTAGATCGATTCAAAGCTATGGCAGGCTGGAGTTCAAATCCAGAACACGATGGCAATCCAGATCGTGTACAAACAGAACCCTATCGTAGATCAGGGGTGTGCGACCTGCGTATTGTACCTGGAGTAGGTTGCGAACTGTTTGCCAAAATGTGCTATGACAAAATGGCAGACTTGCTAGTAAATGGCAACCATCGTTATCCCTTAAACCCAACAGTAAGAATTAAATCAGTTGAAGTATTTGAACATGCTGGTAATTCAGCTACGTACGAAGGTTAAGTATTTTTGGCGCCTTTGGGCCAAAGCATTAGGTGAGAAAACAGGCAATACGGATAAAGAATCGGACCGAATTGCTTGCATTCGTACCTTAATTGTGTTATCATATGTACTTACAAACACTTTTATAATCTTAGGCGTCATAAGGCATTGGTAATGAAACGTATAGGCTTCGCATGTAAATGGATTGACCATCCTCATCAGGTCGACGGTATTGGCAAAGATGACGATGCCAAACAATACAACACTGGCACAACTACTATTTCTTGGTTAAATAAACAATCAAGAGATGTCGCGGAGCAAAGATTATGGGACCTAATGGTAGGCAATATCGAAGCAACAAGAAAGTTGGTAGAGCGTGTTAGCACCCTTGACCCTTCTCTTCGGATGTTTAGGATTAGCAGTGACATTCTCCCTGCTTATACTCACGATGACTTTGCTGATTATTGGCGTAAACCTGACGTTGTATCATACGCCGAAACCCACTTTAAGAGAGTGGGCGACATTGCTCTCGATAGCAGTATTCGCTTGTCTATGCATCCTGGTCAATTTACAGTTTTGGCAAGTGATAACCCAGGCATTGTCGAACGGTCGATAGCGGAATTCGAATATCATGCGGATATGGCACGTTGGATGGGTTACGGCAAGTCCTTTCAGGATTTCAAGATCAACGTCCACATCTCCGGTAAACAAGGTCCAGAAGGTATCCGCCGTGCATACCAACGACTATCGCCAGAAGCAAGAAACTGTATTACTATCGAAAACGAAGAAAACTCGTGGGGGTTAAATGATTGCCTTAGCATTAGCGACCTTGTTCCTATTGTCCTTGATATACATCATCATTGGATTCGGGAAGGAGAGTATATTGACGCCAACGATGACCGTGTTAAACGTGTTGTTGATAGTTGGCGTGGTGTTCGGCCTACTTGTCACTATTCAGTTAGTCGTGAAGATTATCTTGTGGAGCATGACCGGACTACCGCACCTGTTCATGCCCAACTACTTTTAGACGGATACAAAAAGCAAAAGCTCAGAGCACATTCGGACTTTTACTGGAATACATCTACGAATGAATGGGCTTTGAGCTTTTTAAACTCGCACGATATCATGTGCGAAAGCAAAGGCAAAAACTTAGCTAGTTTCGCTCTATACGAGCAGGCTAAGGCTCTTACTCTGCTTTAGGCTTTTTAGGAGCACGTGGCTTTTTAGCTTTGGTTTCTGGCAAGTAATTAGGATTTTCCTCAATTATTTGCTTAGTCGTTTTAGCTTTTTTAGCCGCGGGCTTTTTAGCAGGAACTGGCGCTGGAATAGACTCTAACATTGCACGAGTAACATCGTCGGCTACAGGGCTAACTGGTGTTTCTACCTTGTAAGGTGCAACTGGGTCTTCCTTCTTTTTAAAGAAACTTTTGATAAATTTAATCATAGTGTTTTATCCTCCATGATATTTATACCGAATAAATACACTATGTACAACTTTATACGCCACATTACATTTAACGAAGGTAAGACTCCTAAAACTTTAGTCCAAACAAAGTTGCCCTATGCTCGCGATGATTTAGAGCCTAGTCTTAGCGAAGATACTATAGATTATCATTACGGTAAATTGTACAAAGCCTATGTGGACAGATTTAATAAAGGCGAAGGCGATGCTGATTTTAATGAAGCAGGTGCCTTTTTACACGACATTTATTTTACACAATTTCAAGCACCCGCAGGTTCTAACAAGCCAGATGGATCTGCTGGCGAATTTATTACCAAGCACTTTAAAACTTTTGATAACTTTAAAGATAAGTTTCAAAAAGAAGCTATGGCAGTGCAAGGTAGTGGATGGGTCTATTTGTCGCATAGAGGCGAAATCAAAACAATCAAGAACCACGAAATTAAGATGGATATTGTCTTGTTAATTGACTGGTGGGAACACGCATTCGTATTGGATTATCAAGCAGATAAGAAAGGCTATCTAGCTAATCAATGGAAAATTATCAACTGGAATGTTATTAGTTCTAGAATTGGGTTTACAAAGGTTATTTCAGAGAGTAAGTTTTCTAAAATAGTTGTAGTAGGTGATAGTATAGCGCTCGGTACTAGTAAGTTGTTTCCTACTGCACATACCGATGCTGTAGTCGGGCGCAGTACTAAAGCAATTTTGTCTGCTGTTATGTCTAATCCAGACTTACAAGGTGCAGATTTAGCAATAGTAAGTGCTGGAACAAACGATTATCCGCTAGCTAATGGCGGCAAAAATAATAATCCTCAAGCTACTATTTCGAATATAGCACATATTAAATCTGCTCTAAAAGCTAAACGATACATTTGGATACTACCTTTTAATAGAAGCGCCGCTAAGGATGTTTCTACAGCAATTGTCGGAGATGATTCTGTTGATTTAGCACAAATATCAAGTACCGCAGACAAACTACATCCTACAAGTTACGGTGCTGTAGCTAGCGCAATTAAATCTAAAATTGGTCTAGAGTCTTAAGACTACTAACTGGCATATCCCAAACTCGCCGAGCTTCTACGCCTTTACTCTGGGCAAACTTCTTAGCATCACAATTACCGCATACATGGTAATAATTATTATCTAAACGCTTAGGGTCTACGTCGCCCTTGTCACGTTTAAAAATTCCCTGGCAACAGTCGCAACGAAAGATCACAATACGTTTTTTTCTAAAGTAACTGTGGTAATTACCCTTTTTACTTGTACGTATGTGTTGAGTTTGTTGATATTCCATGCCCAAGTACATACACTTATTTACATTAAGATTATAAAAAGCATTTGATAAATATCATATCGAGGGCTATAAGTGTGATTACAATTACAGATTCAGCAAAAACAAAGATCAAAGATATCCTTTACGAAGAAGGAAACCCCAATTTAGCACTACGTACATTTGTCCAAGGCGGTGGATGTGCAGGTTTCAGCTATGGATTTACCCTAGATGAAGTAGCAAACGAAGACGATTTTGAAATTCCATTAGATGAATTTAAACTACTTGTGGATGCCATGAGTATGACATATCTAAATGGTGCAGTGATAGATTATAAAGAAGAGCTAATGGGTAGCAATTTTACTATAAAGAATCCTAACGCAACAAACACATGCGGCTGCGGAAGCAGTTTTGGAGTATAAAAGATGACACAACAAATTATTGATATTGGTATACAAGGTAATGACGGTACTGGCGACAGTATTCGTGAATCGTTTAATAAGGTTAATGCTAACTTTAACGAACTGTATGCTGTATTTGGTGTTGGTGGATTTATTAAATTTGGCAACTTAGCAGATGCTCCAGGTTCTGCAGGATTTACACTTACCACAGTAAGTGCTAACGGATCACAAGTTACCTATTATTTTACCAATCCTAATCCAGGTCTGGGTCTACCATTTAATATTAATCAAAACGTTGCTATTACAGGCTGTAATCCAACCGGCTATAATGGTAATTTTATCATAACATCTGCAACTACTACCAGTATTACAGTTAATAATACAACCACTGGCACACTTACAACTAACGGTATTGTTAAAGGTCAAAGCTATAGTGCTAACCAAGTTATTATGGCTAGCACAACTGGTAACAGTTTAACAGCTCGTAATCTTGTAGCTGGTACTGGAATTACAATTGACACTACTAGCAACCAACAGGTTAAAATTACCAGTACTGCGGCTGGTCTTATTGCAGATCCTGCGCCAAGTATGGGTGCTCCAATTAATGCAAACTTGTTTACTATTGGCCGTTTGGCTGATCCAAGTGCGTCGTTGGTGGCAACATTCAATGCTGTGTATGCCAACCAGGGTATTACTACAACACTAGGGCAATTACCTGTTACAGTTAACTATGCTAACAACAATTTCCTACAAACTATTAACGGTACAGTTGCAGGAGCCCTGCGTGTACGTGCAATGCCAACTACTCCACAAACAACTGACCCAGATTACAATGCTAATCTAAGCGGTAACTATGTAGCTACAGAAGCTGTCCAACGTCAACATGCAGTATTGCGTGATGGCGATAGTATGACTGGTACGTTAGAGTTGAGTGACCATCCTGGAAGCATGAGTGGATTTGGTATCAGAAACGGCAGCGATGACTTACAAGCCGCAACTAAATTTTATGTTGATAACAATACACATTACAGTGGTACAAATTTATATGTAAGTACAGGTGGCGATGATACGCAACGTAATGTACCGGCTGGACGTAACGGCCGTGCTCCACAATATGCTTATAAAACTGTTGGTGCCGCACTGCTTCAAGCACAGAATTTAATCAGTACAGCATTTACAGAACCTGGTCCATATCGCCAAACACTTGCATATACTATTGGCCCAACACAATATAAGAGTCAAATTACCAGTGTATCATTCACTGGGGGCAATTATGCTTTGCAAGAATATTTGGATGCCGCTAGCTTATTAGAATCCAATAAAAAATTCATCCAAGCAGAAACTATTGCCTACTTGAATCAAAAATATGTTAACACATTCACATTCGACCAAACTCGTTACAGAAATATTTTCCAAAATATTATCAACGGTATCGGTTACGACCTTGCATTAGGTACAAATTTTAATAGTACTACACAAGCTAGTATTTTATTTGACAGTTACAATAGTGATGTAAGTAGTGCTGTTGCACAGATTACTGCGGCACTTAATTATATTCAAACTGAAGTCACTGCCTATTCTTATAGTACAGCTAATTTACAAACTTACATTAGTAAAGTTATTAGCGCTCTGTGCTATGATTTAGAGCTTGGTAGCAACTTCCAAAGTATTCAAGTTGCTTTAGGATTCAAGTACGCCAATACTGGACTAAGCACTAGTGCAACTCTTATTAATCAAGCAGTTACAGCTACAACAGGTCTTGCCAGTTCGACTATTGGTTCTATAGTAGGAACTACTATGACCATTACCGGTAGTATTATTGGTACATTTACTATTGGTATGGTTATTACCGGAACTGGAGTTTCTAGTACTGTTACTATTACTGGTTTTGGAACTGCTAATGGCGGTGTAGGTACATATACTGTTAGCAATCCAGGTAACGTAACAGTTACATCTACACCGCAAAATCCAGTTACACTAACTGGAACAAGTAATAGAATTACTATAGCTAGTACATTAGGTATGGTAGTTGGTAACCCAATTATATTCACTGGAACTAGTTTTGGTAATATTATTTCTGGCTACACTTATTATATTACTAATATTATCGACGGCTCAACAATTCAAGTTAGCAGTCAGCCTAACGGAACTGTTCTAGGTCTAGCAACTGCTACTGGTAGTATGGAAGCTAACACTACTGGCCTTAGTGAAATTGCCGGTGTATTGACCAATTTAGCCGCTACAATTAATTCCTCTGTGGCAGCCGTATCTGCTAGTACAAGTATTCAAGCAAGTGTTACTACAATTATTAACAATATAATTAATCAAATTGTTACTGGAGTAATACCTACACCAACATTCCCTGGAATTTCAGGAACTACAACAACAGGACAAGCTAGTGCTGTAACATTATTGTTAGACAACATTTCATTTATACAAGCTGAAATTGTTGCCTACTTACTAGCTAACTATCCTACACTAACCTATAGTCAAACAACTTGCCAACGAGATGTAAAATATATTGTATGGGCACTATGTTATGATTTAATGTATGGTGGTAACACTCAAAGTGTATATGCTGGTTTACAATATTGGATCAATAGCACATACCAAATTCAAAGCTATGAGCAAGCCGGTACAGTAGCCGCAATTGGTTATATCAATACACTAGCACAGGCTATTATCAACAACAATGCTCCAGTTACGCTATATCAAACTGGCGTAATTCAATATGCTAATAGCACATTAACAGGCGGTAGTGTTGCCGGTACTAGCATTAATACTAACATCGGTACAATACAAGGTATTGTTAATAGCGTAAGTCAGCCAAATCCAAGTGTTAGCGCGATAACTGCCACTAGTGGAGTAAGCACATCGTTAACCACTGCGGCTACTCAAATACTGGCGGCGGCAACTACATTAGAATCTAGTGCTGTAACTTATGTAAATTCTAATTATCCGATCATTAATAGTAGTCTACAACAAACTACTATTACTACATTAATCAATACTATTTTAAATTTAATCAAGAATGGTATCAGTAGTCGTACTACTCCAACATTTACAAATCCAAGCGGATTAAGCAGTAGTGCAGGCCATGCACAAGCGGCTATTATAGCTAACATACCATTTATTACTGCCGAAGTAAACGCATGGATCAATGCTAACTATTCAAGTGTTAGTTACAGCACTACAAGTAGTATACGAGATGTAACTTATGTACTAGAAGCTATTGCTTATGATATAACTTATGGTGGCAATAGCGCAACTACTCAAGCGGCTAACCAGTATATTGCCAATAATACTAGCCAACTAGCTAGTGGTCATATAGCGGCTTGTGTTGCAGGTTTAGGTCATGCATTGAATGTAACTACAACTGTTGTTAGTAACAGTTCTGTAGTTCCAACAAGCGGCAATTATCTTGCTACAACAGGAGCAAGTGGTAGTGGTACTGTTGCTACATTAACATTTGCTACTCAATCAGTTGCTCCATACAGTATTGGTCAAGTTATTACTGTTCAAGGTATGACTCCAACTGGCTACAACGGATTCTGGACTGTTACAAACTGTACAACATCTAGTGTAAGTTTTGCCAACAGTACTATTGGTAGTCAAAGTGTTGCCGGTAAAATTACTAACCAAGCACAAAATGCTAGTTGGGCCGATGGCAGTGGTCAATCAACAACTGTTACTAATTTATTCAATATAGTAACTGGTGTTATCAATAATCAATCACCGGCCGCACCTACATACCCGACTATATCAAATACAAATACTGCTTACACAACATTTAACCTACTTGAGAATAATTCTTATACTCTTGCTAGCGGTGTTGTCAGCTATCTATCATCTACATTTGCTGGCGGGTTTAGTTATAATCAAGCTACTTGCTATCGTGATATCGGATATATCATCGACGGACAAGTGATCGATCTATTAACAGACGGCACATATCAATCAATTACTGCTGGTAAGAGTTACTATAAAAATGTAAGTGCTAAGGCAGTAGCGATTGGCACACAATTAACAGAAACATTAGATGGTATTAGTTTTGCTCAGTTGCTGGCTTTACAAGTATTGAACCAGACTACACAGACTCGTTATCAAACTCTAGTTACACAAGTAACTGATAACACTAAGAATGCTACATTATCTGGTACACCTGCAACAGCAACTTATGTCAGCAACTCAACTACTACACTAACATTGTCTGCGGTAAGTGGAACTATTGTTCCTGGTATGATAATAACTGGTGGTGGATTCACTAACAGTACACCTGTAACTGTAACAGCCGTTACAAGTTCAGTAACAGTATCTATCAACGCGGCACCAGCAGGAACATTTAGTGGTAGCCCTACACTGACATTTACAGCTAGCCCGATTACAGAATTTAATGCTAATATGAATACTATCATTAGCATTATTAAAAATGGTATTGGTGCGGCTCCTGCTCCAAGTTTTGGTAGTGGTTATTATACATTAACATTTGATAACGGCGGAAATGGTTTCGTCGACCAAGGCGAGCCAGGTGCTAATCACATTATTCCAGGTAAGATTATGGTGGGCGATACTGGCGGCGCATATGGTCAGATTGTTAACTATACCGCAGGTACTAGTGTCAACTATGATACTGTAACCTTAAACATGACAAGACCTGGATTTTTCCAGTTTGTTTCTACTACTGCTACAGGCTCTAGCGGTTCTTACACTATTACTGTAGCAAGTACAACTTATACAACCAGTTATAACGCAACGTCTACCATTACAATTGGCATGGGCATTTATACAGCTGGTTTAGGTATTACTAAAGGTACTACTGTAACTAATATAGCAGGTAATACTGTTACATTGAGCTTGCCAATTACCAGCAACATGAGTACTCAAGCAGTATCATTTGGTGAACAATTAGATTTCGGTGAGCAAGTTGCAGATCAAAATATTACTGTGTTTGTTGAAAGTGGTATTTACTATGAAGATTATCCATTAAAACTTTCAGCTAACGTAACTATTCGCGGCGATGACTTCCGTCGTACAATTATTCGACCATTAAATCGTATTAGTCAAAGTCCATGGCGCAGTGTATTCTTCTATCGTGACAGCGTTATCGACGGATTACAAATTGGTCTAATTAATTTTAGTGGTACTGATTATGCCGCAGTGGCTAATACTACTGCTACAATTAGCGGAACAACTGGTAACATTACAATTACATTAGGTGCAGGACAAACTGCTCCGCAGGCTTGGATTGGATTTGTTATTACTGATGGCACTGCTGAATCGGCAAGCGGTGGTACAAGTTCTTATGACGGAGTAAGCCCTCCAGGTAAGGCAGTAGTTAATACTGTCAGCGGTAATGTATTGAACTGTACTATTATCTATCCATTCCCAGCTATAACTACATACGCAACAGGTCAATGGCATGTATACAATACATTAAATTACGGACGTCATTATCTAAGTAACCCATTGGATGTTAATAGCACTCCATTGAATAACACTCAGATGGATGTGTTCTTAGTTAACGATGCTACTCGTGTTAAGTTAATTACAGCACAAGGCCATAATGGATTTATGATGGTGCTTGACCCAGAAGGTCAGATCAAAACTAAATCACCTTATGCTCAAGAATCAGCTAGCTTTGCTGGTAGTATTAACCGTCAACACTTTGCAGGCGGACAATTTATTGACGGATTTGCTGGCAGACTATTTGGTACCATTACTAATATCAGTAACTCGGGATATCAGATTACAGTCTCTGGATCATTAAACAGTGGTCTCGATGTTCGTCCTCCGCAAACACCAACAGCATTCTATACACAAGGTAATCGTTATCAAGTTAATAATGTAATCAGCTGGAATAGTAGTACCTATAATGCAGTTTTACAATTAGATTCTAGCACACCTT